AACCTTCAGCCGGGTGCGGCGGAGCAACTTTCGGTTTGGGGCCAGCCGCTACTTCGATGATTTTTACGTCACTGACGTTACCGACCGGGTGGACATCGATGCCACCGCCGGCGCCGTTACCGGACTGACGAGCCGGGTCAGCACAGCGGAAGGGGCCATCACCTCACAAAGCCAGCAGCTGACGAACCTGCAGAACAGCCTGAACACGACCAACAGCAATGTGTCGAAGAAGGCCGATGCCACGGCACTGACTTCGGTCGATAACCGGGTGACAGAGGCGGAAGGGAAACTGACCACACAGAGCCAGCAGCTGACAAATCTGGCGAATGTGCTGACGGCCACCCGCAACGCCGGCGACAACCTGATCCCGAACTTTGATTTTCTGCAGGGCAGCACTGCCTGGGATATTCAGTATCCAGCCGGTGTGACCTTTGGCGATTTCGGGGACGGGAAAGCGGGGGTCCGGCTGAACCGGACGACCACTATCAGCCCAGGAATTTTCTCCAACAACAACAAGCCGGTGCCGCTGAATGGCCAGCGCAAGTACCGGGTGGTGGTGAAGGCCAAAGGTGTTTCCGGAGCGATGAGTCTGCTGATCCGTCGCCAGAACAAAATTGGCCAGACGGATAGCACGTATGAGGATAAAACGGTCACGCTGACCACTGACTGGCAAACCATCACCTGGGAAACCGGATTGACGGCTGCCGGCGCGGACGGGCAGAACTTCAAACTTTATTCTCATCCGACAAACGGTGAAATCTGGCTCGATTCCGTCCGGGTTTTTGATATCACCGATGAAACCAACATCAAGGCGACCAGCGATGCTGTTTCGTCTCTGACCGGGACGGTGACGAACCAGGGGAACACCCTGACATCACAGGGGCAATCCATCACGGCGCTGAATAACGCGCTGGAAGGGGTCAAAGGCGATGTGGCGAAGAAGGCTGATGCGTCGGCGGTCAGTTCACTGACCAACCGGGTTACCCAGACTGAAAAGGATATCCGTAGCCAGGCCGACAGCCTGACCAGCCTGAATACATCGCTGAAGCAGCAGGCGACACGGGGAGCCAACGTACTGCCGGACGGCAGTTTTGAATCCTATGCCGTCGGCGATGTTCTCAGTAATGCCCGCGCCGTTATCACCAGTGAAGCTGCTCACAGCGGGACCAAAAGCCTGCGTGTTACGCGCAGTACGGAGTACAACCCGAACGCGACGGATAATAACGATACCCATATCTTTTCAGGCATGCAGGTTCGCGATAACGCGGTCTATTACGTGGAGGCGTGGGTTAAGTTGCCGGCTGGCTCGACCGCCGATCCGACCGTTTATATGGTACTCGGATTTTCCTTCCAGGATTCAGCCAATGGCTGGTCGTGGCCTGGCCTGAACGTGAAAGTCTCCGAGTTGTCGGTGGACAACTGGACAAAAGTCAGTGGCTATCTGACCAACAACCGAACCGCACTGAAACAGGCAATGGTGAGGATCTCCATCCCGAATACACCAAAAGTTCGCCTGGGTGACGCCTTCCTGATTGATGATCTGATCATCACTGACGTGACCGATGCGAAAGCGGCGCTCGATGCCGCCGATGCGAATGCGCAGGCGCTTTCCAGTCTGTCCGCGTCAGTCACGCAGAACGGGAAGAATATTACGTCTCAGGGCAGCGCGATCACGAAGCTGCAGTCGGATGTGACGCAACTTGGTAAGGATATCAGCGGCAAGGCCGATGCCAGCGCGCTGACGAATCTGACGACCCGCGTGACGGCTACCGAAGGCAGCCTGAAATCGCAGGGAGACAGCCTGACCAGCCTGCAGAACAGCCTGAACACGACTAACAGCAATGTGGCGAAGAAGGCTGATGCAACGGCGCTGCAGAGCCTGCAGAACACCGTTGAACAGCATGGCAGGGATCTGACCACGCAAAGCAGCGCGCTGACGAACCTGGAAAACAACTTTTCCTCCCTGGCCGTTGGCGGGACCAACCTTATCCGCAATGCGGACACACTGGAGGGATGGAGCAGCCGCCACGCCACAGAGACGTATCTGGGCGACCGCGTGGCCTACACCCGGCTGGCGAAAGGTGCATCCGGTTATATCCAGCTGGATGAACAGACGCTGGATGTTACCGGGCGTACGGAATTTGTATTCAGCTTCTATGCGAAAGGGGCTTATGACGGGCAGGAGATGGCGAGTTATTTCTATAACCCGTCGAACACCACCACCACGGAAACCAGCCAGGGCGTTAAAGGCGGGGCCGGTGACGGCAAGGCGGTCACGAAACTGACCACCGCATGGGCGCGTTACTGGGTGAAATGGGTTATTCCTGCCACCAGTGGCACCAAACGGCTGATTGCCGCGCGTCTGGAAAGCGCGACGTCTGCCGACAAAGAAGTCTGGCTCTGCCGCCCTCAGCTGGAAACCGGGACCGTGATGACCGACTGGTCACCGAGTCCGGATGATGCAGCCAGCGGTATTACCGCGAACACCTCGGCCATTAACAGCCTCACCAGTCGGGTGACGAATGCCGAGGGGCAGCTGACCGCGCAGTCTCAGAGCATCACGAATCTGCAGAACAGCCTGAACACCACCAACAACAACGTGGCACAAAAGGCCAGCGCGCAGTCGGTGAGTGATCTCACCAGCCGGGTCACCAGTGCGGAAGGCAAAATCACCTCCCAGGGGCAGGCTATCACGAAGCTGCAGGGCGATTTGAGCAGCACCACCGATAAGGTCAACACCAAAGCGGATCAGACGGCGCTTAACGCGCTGACTGGCCGGGTTGAGAAAACCGAGGCAGGCCTCACGGCAGCCAACAGCAACATCGTCAGCCTGACGGCGGCGGTGAATGCCGGGAATGCTGCCGGGGATGATTACATTCCAAACCCGTCATTTGATCCGGCGTATGACCGCATGGGTTATGACGTGGTGGAGACCACCGCCGATGGTGTGCCGGCTGACTGCCCGTTCAGGTATGCCGTCCGGCTGGCCGGGCGAGACCATGTGCCAAAAATCAACAATATCGCTGTGACGCCGGGCGACGTTTACGAAATGTCTGCTCTGGTAGCGTGTGGTACCGGCAGCGCTGACTTTAATTTCTACATCGGTCGGGCCACCACTGCTACTGGTGGCATCGGGGCGAGAGCGTCCGGGGGAAACACCAAGACCACCACCGCGTGGAAACGAGCCACCTGGCGCTTTACTGTGCCGGCAGACACGAACTTCCTGCGACCGTTCCTGCAGGTTAATCAGAGCAGCCCGTTTGGCACTGTCTGGTACGCTGCCGACTGGCATATGCGTAACGTGACGGCGGCGAACAGCGCGCAGAAAACCGCAGATGCGACCGCAAAAGCGGTGGATTCACTGACCACCACGGTTAGCCAGCAGGGCGATACGCTCAGCAGCATCGGCACGCGTACCACCTCGCTGGAGAACAGCCTCCGATCGACAAACGATACGGTGAGTAAAAAGGCTGACACGACAGCGGTGACGCAGCTGCAGGGCACGGTGACGCAGCAGGGGAATGACATCGCGGCAGCCAACAGCGCGCTGACAAAACTCAGCAGCGATCTGGCCACGACGAATGCGAACGTGAACAAAAAAGCGGACGCAAGCGCGATGAACACCCTGCAGAACCAGGTCACTGAGCAGGGCAAAACACTCAGTGCGCAAGGGGATTCTCTAACGCAACTGAGTAACAGCCTGAGCCAGACGGCAGCGGATATTGACGCCAGTGGGAAAATGCCGGGCAACCTCATTGTCAACGGCAGTTTTGAGCGCGGCGCGGCGGGCTTTACCGGCTGGAGCAGTACCGCAACGGTGGCCGATTTACAGGTTCCGCACTCGGGTAACAAGGCACTGAAAATGTCTGCCGGCCAGTCTAACCTGGTCGGACAGGAAATCAGTATTACCCAAGGCCGTACCTACCGCATGGGGGTATGGGCGAAGCAGGATCCGGGGACCACGATTAAAGATGCGGATAACACGAAGTTTCGTGTGGCCGACAGCACTGGCCTGCTGGCCGGCTCAAACTACGGACCGTTTAGTTCTGGCTGGCAACTGGTAACGTTTGACTGGAAAGCCACGAAGACCACAATGGCCAGTTTCCAGCTGACGACCTTCCTCAGCGCGGGGGCAATGTATTTTGATGATTTCCATGTTCTCGATGTTACGGATGAAAAGGATATCGCGGCTAACGCCGGGGCCATCTCTCAGATGAATACCCGCGTCACCGCTGCGGAAGGGGCTATCACCACCCAGGCGCAGCAGCTGACGAAACTCAGCGGCGATCTGGCCGTCACGAATGCGGCGGTCAGTAAGAAGGCTGAGCAAAGCGCTGTCACCGGGTTGACCACCCGGATGACGTCTGCTGAGGGTAAACTGGATTCGCAGTCGCAGCAGCTCACCAGTCTGCAGAACAGCCTGACCACGATGAATACGGAGCTGGGGAAAAAGGCTGACACGTCCGCGGTGAGTTCACTGACCGGTCGCGTAAGCCAGGTGGAAAACACCATCACCAGCCAGTCGCAGAGCATCACGTCGCTGACCAGCACCATCAATACCATCCGCACTCAGGGAGCTAATCCGTGGGTTGACGGTACGTTTGAAAGCTACAGCGATGGCCAGGTGCTGGGCGGGAACGGCACAGCCGTTGTGGTGGCGTCTCAGAAATTCACCGGCGGTAAGAGCCTGAAGTTGAGACGGGATGAGAACAACAGCGGCAACAGTGATAAACAGCTTGGCACCTGGCAGTCAGTCCGTGAGGACGCGAAGTTCCGGTTTGAGTTCTGGGCCATGATGCCGGCGGATCAGGCGCCCTCCTCCGGGTGGACAACGCTGGTCGGTATCCAGTCGCAGAATGCTGCCGGGCAAAATGCGTGGCAGGCGGCGGTCACTGTCAGCGAAGCCTCTCTGGGCGCGCGCGATAAGTGGGTGAAATTCACGGGTATCGCCAGTAACAACGGGGCAGGCAGAACACGCGCGGTGGTCTGGATCTCCACTCATGGCGCCACCGGCAACGGTACCCCTGGCTATTCACTGTATATCGACGATCTGGTCATCACGGATGTTACCGATGCGAAAGCGGCACAGGATGCCTCTGACGCGACGGCGAGCGCTGTGAGCGGCCTGACGGCGCGCGTAACGGATGCCGAAGGGAAAATCACCGCTCAGGCGCAGCAGCAGACTGCACTGGCCACGAAAGTGGATAACGCCAACTCCCGCGTCGATAACATGGCGAAGACGCTGAGCGACAGCCAGAGCACACAGGCCAGCCTGAATACCTCGCTTCAGTCGCAGATTGACGCGCAGGCGGCCGCCAACATCAAAAACCAGACGACGCTGGACAACACGATTAAATCGGTGGCCAGTATCACCAGTACCCAGCAGACGCATGCAACGGCACTGGAGGCGCTGGCAACGCAGCAGACGACCCTGACATCCAGTGTTGGGGATCTCAGCGCTTCCGTTCAGAACACTGCTAAAACCGTGGCGGATGTGAATGGTACGGTGAGTTCGCTGTGGTCGATGAAGGTTGAGACGGTTAACGGGAAGAATGTTGGCGCGGGGATTACGCTGGGTAGCAATGGTGAAACGAGCGACATGATCCTCTACGCCGACCGGTTCTCGCTGTTTAACCGTAACAATGCGACGGCAGTGCCGGTGATGATTGCCGAGGGCAATGAGCTGTATATCGATACGGCACGTATCAAAAACAGTTCCCTGACCACAGCCAAAATTGCTGATGGTTCCATCACAAACGCGAAGATCGGCAACGAGATCCGCTCGAATGACTTTGTTGACGGGTCACGCGGCTGGCGTATCGCCAAGGATGGCTCTTCGCAGTTCAACAACGTGATCGTTCGCGGTGCGGTTTATGCGACTGACGGCTGGTTCCAGGGTACGGTATATGCGAACCACATCGAGGGCGACATCGGGTCATTTGCGATCAACATCGCTCAGCACCGCACGCGCAAGGTGCCGAAGGCTACATGGCAGTGGTTTGAGCTGGCCCGATTCCGGCGGCAGAATTTCGACCAGGTGATCAATATTCGCGGTGGACTCCTCCAGACGGATAGCATCACTATCGACGGCGGCGCGAAACTCAGAGCGGGGATGTCCTACGCGCCAGGGGCTGACGGCGGACTGAATCCTGGCTATCTGTCGTATGCAATGCTTCTTCGTGGCACAGGCGCTACGTCTGGTGGCGGCAGTATGGAGCTAGGCATTGAGCTTATGTATGAAACAGGTGGAGCAACACGCCTGTTAACGGCGCAAGAGTCAATGAACGTAGACAACATGTCATTTGTCGTCCCTGCCGGTACTGGCGACGCTGTTCTGCGATATGGCTGTTACCTGGACCGTAACGGACAGATGGTATTAACCATCCTCTCAAGATTCGACGCCTTCGCCGCGCGCAATAACAACGTAATTCGCGGTTCATCAACCTGATAACAATATATGGCCCCGCAAGGGGCCTTTTCTTTTTCCAGGGAAAACCATCCAGGAGGAACTTTATTATGGCGATGTATGAAGTCGGTACCGTCACGGGTGCCGCGTCGCAGGCACGGGTGACAGGTGCGACAACAAAATGGTCACAGGAGGCGCTGGGGATACTGCCCGGGTCGATTCTAGTGGTCTACCGCAGCGGTAGTGCTGACCTGTATGCGATCAAATCCGTGGACAGCGACACGCAACTGACGCTGACCCGGAACATCACCACCGCATTTTCCGGTGCCAGTTACGGCATTATTACCGCTGAAACCGCCAGCACCTCGTCGTTTGCTAACCAGCTGGCCAGCGCGTTTGCATTCTGGCGTAGTGTAGTGGAGGGCTGGTCGATGGCCCTGACCGGCAGCGGCAATATCACCCTGACTGACCCGATCACAGGAAAGCAGGTGACCGTGCCGGCGATAGCCGGGATGGCGAAGGCCTCGGATCTTAACGCGCTGGCAAAACTCACCGGAGGAAACAAACTCGACGGCTCGCAGGTTATAACCAGCGATAATGCCGGTTTTATACTCGGTAAGAACTCAGATCTGGCTCTGCTCAAAAAACAGGGGCAAGGCGGGACAATTGCCGTTGGCTCGGGAACACCGTTTAGGGTTCAGCGTTCAAGAGCGACCACTGTATCACCGGCAGACACCTTTGATGACATCCTCGTTATTGATGCCAACAACCGAACGACACTACCTGGCGCGCTGACTGCCGGCGGCGACATCGACAACACGACGAAGGGGTTGCTGTATACCCAGGCGATTGAGCTGTCATTTAGCACGCCATACATCGACTTTCATTTTAACTACAGCACCGACGACTTCACCGGGCGGATTATGGCCACTGCCGCCGATCAAATTAGTGTACAAGGTAGTCATTGGCGAGTTGACAGGGATCTTCGTGTTGGTGGTATGGCAGATATTGGAGGGTGGGCGCAATGCGGAGTCGACCTTTCGGCCAACAGAACAGACTTTGGTTCCCCTGCTGATGGTTCGTTGGTTTCAGGCGGACGTATTCGATCCAGAATGCTGGGACGCGGCGGTAACGGTGACACCTCCGGGGCGTGGGGCGGTTTCTATCTTGAAGAGTACGTGGGAACCGAACACAGGATTGTCATGTATATGGACGGCTTCGGGAGAACGGACGCATGGTCATTCCGCGCAGGGGGGACAATCTCTACACCTAAAGGCGACGTCCTGACCACTGGTTCCGACGTGCGCCTGAAAACAGACTTCACACAAGCGTCTGAAAACGCCTCAGAGCGCATTGAGCGCTTAGGGGTGTGTGAGTACCGGATGAAGGGGGAAACGCGCCGGAGGCGTGGTTTTATCGCTCAGCAGGCTGAAAAAGCTGATGATCTGTATACTTTCCTCGGCATCGAGCAGGAGATTGATGGCGAAAAATTTAAGGTGATGAATGTGGATTACACGGCAATCATTGCTGACCTGGTTACGGTGGCGCAGGGTTTACTGGTTAAAAATCAGGAACTGGAAAGGCGTATATCTGTACTGGAGGGGATCTGATTGCCCTACGATTAGCCGCTAATAAAAAACAGAACATAAAAGGCCCCTGCAATGCAGGGGCCTTTTTTCTTATGTGGTTTATTTTTTTTCTAACTCTGACTCAAGCAACGCCTCAATTTTTTTCATTAAGCTGGATGGAATCTTCCGGTTATCAAATTTTAAGGTAACGTAATTACCGTTATATTTCGCAACAACCCCTTCACCATATGCTTTTTCGGTCTTTTGTGTATCTTTTGCATTGGTCTTAATAAAATCCTGTAATGCCTGGATGATCCGCATAGGTTCGAACTTTTCACCCTGCTTCTTCATGCGTAGCAGCTGCTGCGCCGCATCGAGCATAGCTTTCTCGTTTCCCTGATATATCTTGAACAAGTCATGCCCCGCACGGGCTGATAGCTCACCAGGATGTTGAAAAATGGCGATGATATCTTTAGGCAGGCCAGCTGTGTTGATGCAGCGGGTTATGATATTGCGGTCCACCCCTTCTGCTTCAGCTAAAGCTTTTACGCTGCCGTCAAAATCTTTCAGGCGGCGCTGATATTTTTTCCCCCGCTCATATGCGCTTGTTGGTCGATAATCGTTGCCGATTTGAGAGAGCCACTGCATTTGTTCGTCATCGAGATCACCGACTAATACGCGATAATCGCAACCTGTAATGATGGCTGTTTTTCGGCGCCGAGAACCATCAGCAACCTCTATGATGCCTGCAGTTTTGCGAGCGAACGCCGGGTTCTGCTGCCCCGAAGTGAGGAATGACGGAACGAGATCGGCCAAGGACGTTTCGTTGAGCAGGTCTTGATCACGTTCATTACCGAGCCAAACCATCGTCGCCATTTCAACTTTATCCGCTGGGATAGTTTCCAGCTTAAAGTTAACGTTACGTCCACACACAGGCAGCATAATACTGTTTCCCGATAATGAACTAAGCTGGCGTTGCAAATCACCCACCATCGGTGACACAGGCTGTGATGCGGGCGCCTGGTGCGTCTTGCTCATAATGCTGTCGATGTTGGGGGCATTTTTTAAAATAGAGCGCTGTTTCACAATTAGTCCTCCCAACGAGGTTTAATCAAGTCATCGAAAATTTCTTGGCAAACAGGCTCCCAAATAGAGACTGCATTTCGCCATGCATTAAGCGTTGAACGCTGGTTCGCGGCCTGTTCAAATACTGTGCGCATTTTTATTTGGCCCTTTCCTACCTCATCCGTCACTCGGACAACCTGACGCAGGACCATCGATCCCCATGTATTTCTGATTTGCTCTTCCATCCAGCGCGATTGATTGCCAGTGGTCAGACTGTATTTCGTTAGTAACAGCCGTACAACAGGCTCAAAACCACCTAAATCAACGGTTTTAAGAAGGTCCAGAAGCATGGTGAAGAACTGCAGAACGGATGAATAATCAAATAGCTCTGCAGGGGTAGCCACGACGATAATATCGGCTGCGCAAACAACATTAATCGTACCTGTCCCTAAGTTTGGAGCGCTATCAATGACGATGATGTCATAGTTATCCCATACGGATTCGATAGCGGCCCGTAGCATCAGATGCGGAGGATGAGGTAGTTTTCCTTGGGCATGGTATTGCATCAGATCCGTTTCGATACGGTGCAGCGCCAGGCAGCTGGGGATAATGTCCAGACCTGGCCAGCAGGTCGGTTTTATAGCGTATTCCGCATTATCACGCTCACCAAGGTAAAACGGGAGCAAAGTATCCTCGGCATGGATGTGTAAATCCGGTACATAGCCGTGATACATCGAGGCGGTCCCTTGCGGATCGTTACCTTCAATGAGTAGCACTCGGTGACCTTGCAGAGCTAACCATTGAGCTTCATGCACTGCAGATGAGGTTTTATAAACGCCGCCTTTGTGCGACATAACAGCTAACACAGCTGGATTTTTGTCTGCAGGCCGTTGATTCGGATTGCCGAAAATGCTGCGCATATGGCTAATCTGGTCGATGGTATAGCCGGCGCGACGTTCAACGCGACCGCGTAACTCAAAATCAGGTGGTGGTAGTCGCCCATTTTTTTCAGCATCCCTAATTGCTTGCGGCGAAACGCCGATTAAATCAGCAACCTCGGTTATCCCCCAGCGACGAGTGATACGGCGAGCCTCGGGGCTATCATCACCAAATTGAGCTATAGCAATGGCCTGCGTCATCTCCTGCCCGCGGCTGATACATTCATGCAGTAAATTAATAAGCGACATTCCAATCCCCCTTGAGGAGTAATTTTCCTTTATGTTTTTTATCGTACTTTATGTATTTAACGCAAAGCAACGTAAAAAACGCAAAGTTGATGATAAAAAGCAAAGTTTATGATTTAACCAACAGAAACAGGCTTTTAGCGTGCTTAGCCAATGCATTATGAGTAGAAGGTAAGTTAGAAGAAGAAGTGTAAAACCTAACTTTATGTTTTTTATAGATAAAGTTGTTATCTGTCTTCAACTCTATCGGAAGATAACAGACTGCTTTCGAGGCCCTTTTTATTTTAAGGACATCAACCGATAAATAGACCACAACAACGTAACACTATCAGACAACATAAACACAAAGAAAAATTTAGGCTTCCCCATTCCTTAACTTGATCACAAAAACTCACATCATAACACAATTGCATTTCATAGGTTAATCACAACAATTGGCATCGTAACCAATTCAGAGAACATAGTCAAGCATCATAACACAACGGCGCTACATATCAGCACACAATAGCCCATTATACGCGCGTATAATGGGTTATTGTGTGCTGATTATCGTAACACAGTCTCACATTGATTTGCGCACGAATCTAAATAGTGTTATTTTATATTTATGTGATTATGTTATGATAGTCACGGCGTTTGATTGCACTTTGATTGTGTGATGTTTCTCAGTTTGTGTTATGATGATTAAGGGCGAGAACAGGAGGTAGACCATGCGTAAGGTGAAGATTGGTGAGCTAATCAATTCGCTTGTGAACGAGGTTGAGGCTATCGACGCCTCGGATCGTCCACAAGGCGAAAAAACAAAGAAAATTAAAGCCGCAGCTATAAAATATAAGAATGCATTATTTAATGATAAAAGAAAGTTTCGCGGAAAAAGCTTAGAAAAAAGAATTTCGGCTAATACTTTCAATGCCTATATGAGCCGGGCAAGGAAAAGATTTGATGATAAATTACATCATAACTTTGAAAAAAACGTAATAAAATTATCCGAAAAGTATCCATTATACAATGAGGAATTATCCTCATGGCTTTCTATGCCTGCGGCATCAATTCGACAAAATATGTCAGCTCTGCAAGCCAAGCTAAAAGAAATAATGCCATTGGCAGAAGATTTATCAAATATAAAAATCGGTGCGAAAAACAGCGATGCAAAATTAGCCAAACTTGCCAATAAATATCCAGAATGGCAATTTGCTATTAGTGATTTAAACAGTGATGATTGGAAAGAAAAGCGAGATTATCTTTATAAACTCTTCCAGCAAGGCTCTTCGCTTCTGGAAGATTTAAACAATCTGAAAGTAAACCATGAGGTCCTCTATCACTTGCAGCTTAGCTCTGCAGAGCGAACCTCCATCCAGCAGCGCTGGGCCAACATACTCAGCGAGAAAAAGCGCAACGTGGTTGTGATTGACTATCCGCGCTATATGCAGGCTATCTACGATATAATCAATAAACCTATATCTTCGTTTGATTTAACCACCCGTCGAGGTATGGCCCCTCTGGCGTTCGCGCTTGCGGCGCTATCTGGTCGACGAATGATTGAAATCATGCTTCAGGGTGAATTTTCCGTCGCAGGTAAATATACAGTAACATTCTTAGGGCAAGCTAAAAAACGCTCAGAAGATAAAGGTGTATCAAGAAAAATATATACTCTTTGCGACGCTGATTTATTTGTGAGTCTGGTTAACCAACTTCGCTCCTGCCCTGCTGCTGCGGATTTTGATGAAGTGGTTAAAGGGTATGGGGAAAATGATACTCGCTCTGAAAATGGTCGTATTAACGCTATTCTAGCGACAGCGTTTAATCCGTGGGTAAAAAAATTCTTAGGCGATGACCGCCGCGTTTATAAAGATAGCCGCGCTATTTACGCCCGCATTGCCTATGAAATGTTTTTCCGCGTTGACCCACGGTGGAAGAATGTCGATGAGGACGTTTTCTTCATGGAGATTCTCGGTCATGACGATGAAAACACCCAGCTGCACTATAAGCAGTTTAAACTGGCAAACTTCTCCAGAACCTGGCGTCCACATGTTGGCGAGGAAAATACCCGGCTGGCAGCGCTGCAAAAGCTGGATAGCATGATGCCAGATTTCGCCAAAGGCGACGCCGGGGTTCGTATTCATGAAACCGTGAAGCAGCTGGTGGAGCAGGACCCATCGATAAAGATCACAAACAGTACCCTGCGACCATTTAACTTCAGTACCAGGCTGATTCCTCGCTACCTGGAGTTTGCCGCCGATGCATTGGGCCAGTTCGTCGGTGAAAATGGGCAGTGGCAACTGAAGGACGAGGCGCCTGCAATAGTCCTGCCTGATGAAGAAATTCTTGAGCCCATCGACGACGCCGATCTCGATGACGGAGACCAGGAAGATGAAACGCTGGATGACGATGAGATCGAAGTAGACGAAAGCGAAGGAGAGGAACTGGAGGAAGTGGACGACGCTGAAGAGGCCGAGGAGGCTGAGCAGGAAGAGAAACATCCTGCCAAGCCAAACTTTAAAGCGCCGAGGGATAATGGCGATGGTACCTACATGGTGGAGTTTGAATTCGATGGCCGTCATTACGCCTGGTCTGGTGCCGCCGGTAATCGGGTAGAGGCAATGCAATCTGCCTGGAGTGCCTACTTCAAGTGACAAAAAGGCCACAGGTTATCGCCTGTGGCCTTTCCAGTATCCAGCCCTACAAAATCAGGAAGAGACGGCAGGAGCCTCTAATTTTGTGGATAAGGCCTCCAGTTTATTGATGGCCAGCTCGAAATGCGCTGGCAGCACCTTCTCCATTTCCGTATTGATATCAGTGATAGGCAATTCTTCACACGACATACTCTGGCGCCCGCCACGAACTACCTCGCGCAGCAGCTCCCGTTCGTAAACTCGCATATTACCTAGGGCAGTTTCTGCCGCCGTTAATATTCGGCGTAATTCGGCAATGATAGCCGGCAGATCGTCGACCGTAATTTGGTTAGGTGATGGATTCCTGCAGGCACGTCGCAGCGCCAGCCAAACACCACTGATCCACGCGTTTCGATACTGAAAACTTTGGGCTATATCGTTTATCAGGCCGCGTAATTCTTCCTTTTGCCGCCAGTCCAATGGTTCGCCGGCGCTTTTTGGGGTGGTTTCGACGTAGCTGTATTCACCGTTTTTCCGGATGGCTGGCAGGACTTCGTTGGTGACCCACTTGCGGAACCGCCAGGCCGTCGTTCCCTGCTTCACCGCATCGCGGCAGCGGAGGATCAGAGTGTACAGGCCGGACTCAGAAATAATCGAGACCTTCTGGTTGCCACCAGGGGTGTAAGTTGAACTTACTCCCTTTTCATCATCGTCCAGCGCGTCAAGGGACACGCGAGAGTTAGTTAACCTAAGAGCATCACAAACATCCTTGGCCACAAACCACGGATTACCATCAATCATAATTACCCGAACAGGGTGCGCTTCCTGAAACGAGAAAACAGAGAGTGCGTTCATTCGGCCTCCCTGGTGGTCAGCTGCGCTGACAGAGAAGAAGAACAGTTTCGGGCTTCTTGAACCAGCTCACGGGCAACCTGGAGTAATTCTGCCGCCTCCTGCATATACAGTGAGGCCTCGTAACTGGAGATCGTCCGATGGGCAGAGGAAACCAGCGCTTCTATCTGCGCCAGGCGCTCCTCAATCGATTCCAGCAGGCCCTGGGTGTTTAGCTGCACCTGATTCATGCGGCCACCCCGCTAACCCGGATACGGGCTGACAGAACGAGAACAAAACGGCTGGCGAACTGGCGACGGGCTTCACGCTCGGATGAGGCGATGGTGGACAGATGATGAATATGGGATTTTTTATCGGTACGGCAGATCGCTGCGAACTTGAATTTGAACATGGTATGCACTCGTGTTTGGTTAAACAGTGCTACCACCAGAGGTTCCAATCTCTATATGGTGGCAGCCCAGACGGGGTTGGAACTACCGGTACCAAACGAAACCGGCCAGTCTTTCGACTGCCCCGCCTGAGCCGCCATAAATTGGGCATGCGCAGGCATTACACACAAAAAAACACGCTGGCGCGTGCTGTGCGTCGTCTGGTTATTCGGGGTTCCAATCCCGGCTGCAGATTTTGCTGCAGCGGGCTAACTTTACCGCCAAAGCGCAACGCACGTCAATAAATTACATAGAGATTTTACCCCGTGACCAGTCACGGCGACAGGGGGTTTTATAGTTTGCTTTACTAACTGATCAGAACATGATCGATATTTAAAGGCGGTCACACAGAAGGAAAGAGTTCCGGCAAACGCTTCTCATAGCAAACATCATCGAAATATTTCTGAGCAACCTTCGCCTCGATATCTGCAACACTCATTTCCATCGGCCTGATACCGTAAAGCAAGGTTCCCTTATTTAGTTCGAATAATTCCTTACCCTCTTTAGTTCGGGCGTCCTCCAGGACTGTTTCAGCGATATCAGCGAAGCAAATTGCCGCACAGCGAAAATCAGTAAAAACGCGATGGTTTCCCCAATCAGTAACGACATACACAACGCCGGTTGGCCCATTTGCACGACGTTCAATCTCCCGCTCTATCTGTCGTTTCAGTTCATCAAGATCGTCATTGGAAAGCTTCTCAAGCTGGCTATTATCTTGCTTGTTAAAAAAATAAGTAGTAGACATTTTAATCTCCGGCCAATGCTACTTCAGCCCGGTTAACCGGCTGAAGAATGCTGCTGTTTTTGACGTTGTAGCGAATCCCACACGCCCACGGATAAGCCACTGGAATGGGATGGTCAACAAATACAGCGGCACGAACCACAGGCGGTTAAGACGCTGCCAGAACGTCGCGTCACGGCTTGCCATCCATTTGGTATTGTCGACCACCTGGTAATCGTATTGCTCTGGCATTTTGGCTGATTCGGCGTAGTCATCCCCTTCACCGCAAAGAAAATTACATATCTCTTTCCAGTTTTCGAAACCCTGCTCTTTTAACTTACGCTCAAGCTCATGCCGAAACAAAACCGGCACCCATCCCCTGCGGTAAATCATAATGGTTTCCCCTCTAATGCTGACAATTCCATGCGATCAAGTATTCTCAGCAGGTAACGCGCATCCTCAGCATCAGCAAGGCCAGCTTCATTGATGGTGACTTGTACCAGGCGATCACGCAGATGGTTGAATACCTCATGAACGAACGGTTCCGGGCTGTTGTGCAATGCCAGCTGCACGACCTGAAAGCGATGCTGCGCCAGCATGCTTTCAATATGTGCCGCATGGCTTTTTAAAACGGCGGTCATCTGATCCGCCTGCTGTTCCAGAAGTGCATCGATATCTTTAGCCATAGAACGCCTCCTGCGCGTCGTAGCCGCCCGTAACCGTGCCGGTGATGTATTCACGCAGCCGGCGCAGTTCGTTGCTGGAGAGGCGGTCCATGAACTCTGTGAGGTAAAGGGACGCGAAGGTCATCGCTATGCTGGCTGGCGACCAGGAGGTCATTGTGGCCAGCTCATCATCAGACAGCGCGGTCATCGCCCAGGCCTCCGGCACCGGCACCGGCAGCTCGGCCAGCGCCTCAGTTATTACTGAATGAGGGGCGTCCAAATCCTGCTCGTTTGTGGATCGCGTTTTATGATCCATATATATATTGAGATCTAAACCGTGATCCACTTCGGTGGTGGCTTTCTCGGCTTTACGCAACTGCAGAGACAGGCCGTCGTCTTTACGGTTCTCCAGAATTTCCATCATGAACGCCGCCGACTGCTGATCCACAAAGCGTATGGTCGGGCGCTTGTCTCCGTCCCTGGCGCGGCGCTTGTCGGTTTTCAGGCCGAGCGACTCGCAGATGGTTTTAAACAGTGCCTCGGGGACCTTCGGCTTGCCTTTGGGCGTCATAAAGCCACCAATGCGCAGGACGTTGTTTAACAGGTCTCGCCGTTCGGTGGTCATGAGTTTATCCCTGGCGTATGCCAGGCGCGCCTGGGTGGCTTCTCCGGTCATGGTTTCCGGGTCGATGCCGCAATCAATGAAGTACTGCCGTAGCACCGTAGATTTGAGGCCATAGAAGCCGCGCATACCGACCTCGACCGCGGGTGTCGATTTGACTTTGTACTCGGTGATGCCAGGGTGTTTCGCCTGGAATGCTTCATCAGCCTGCTCGCGGGTCATCGCGGTGGCGGTAAAGTATTGCCATTGGCCCGCCTGCCTGAAAGCGTAGGTGAAGTTGATTGCGGACTCCTCGCGGTCGAAACGCCGCGCGGTGATCTCATCGAGCAGCATGGTTTCATAACGGCGAACCTTATCGCGGGCGCCGTCGAAGTAGAATTTCAGGTTGTCCTCGTTGACCGGCAGTTTCAGCTCATGCTCGATGTCCCAGCGGACCAGCTTCGCCTGCTCTTCCAGGGTCAGGGCGCGTTTCTTCAGAATGGCTTCCCGTTCAGATTCGTTCGGCGTTTCGATATTCAGGTGGAGATCCAGCGTTTGTTCCCAGACAATTTCGCGGGCTTCCTTGCGCAGCTCCTTGCCGACGCAGTTCGCCAGCTCGTCGGATGCCAGGGGGGCAACCTTGTAGCCGTCGCTGTGCATTATGCAGATCATATTGCTGGCGTAGTCATTACGTGCGGAGGCCTCAATCGCTGCTGCCTTGATTTTCATCCGGGTAAAATCGGTGTTGGCCACACCCATAGAAATGCGGTCGCCGTCGAAAACAACGTCGGTTAGTTCGCCGTTCATGCCGGCAGTGGCCAGCAATGCCTGGACAAACGCACGCTCAATTTTTTGCGGATCGGTTTCGCGTCGTGCGCGAACCTTGTCAAAGCCAATAATGAACTCTTTGGCTGTGCGGTCGCGGCGCAGCATCTGGATAGCATCGCTGGGGACCACTTCGCCGCAAAACATGCCGAAATGGCGGTCGAAATGCTTTTGCTCGATGGAGACGCCGGAGGATATCGACGGGCTGTAAATCAGGCCGTCGTACTTCTTCACCATCTTCTTCGGTTTATTGGTGAATTCTTCAACCTCGGGTTCCGGCTTGCTCTTCTGGTTTACGCAGAGGAATTTTTTCTCCGGGTAACGCTGGCGCAGCGTGGCGGTAACGTCTTCTGCGAAAGTTGAGCTATCGGTCGCCAGCATGATTTTTTCACCGAGTTCCACCGCTTTAATCACCTCGGTCATGATGCGATCTTTCTCGGTGTAGAATACGCGGATAGGTTCGCCCGTTTCGCGGTTGCGAACGTCGACCGGCAATTCGATAACGTGAATTTGCAGCCATGCCGGCAGGCCCATTTCTTCGCGGCGCTTCATCGCCAGTTCTGCCAGGTCGACCAGCAGATCGTTAGCATCTGCGTCTACCATTATGGGGTGCAATTCAGTTCTGGCCAGCGCGTCGATCAGCGTATTGAAAACGGCGACCGGGTTCTCCATTGCGCGGCCAGAAAGGATGGCGCGAAGTCCCTGCGTTGCCTCATCAAAGCCGAAATAGTCATGCTGGCGCATCAGCGGCTGCCAGCAGCCTTTGACGATGGAGTTGATGCAAATGGTCAGCTTATTCGCGTATGGCGCCATTTCCTGATAGCCGGGGTCCTGGTAATGCAGAATATCGGCCTTGGTCCCTTTCTGCTCTGTCATCATTTCCCACAGGCCACCGATGAGGCTTACGCGGTGCGCAACGGAAACGCCGCGATCAGCGTTATGCATCAATGGGCGCAGCAGGCCTGTCGACTTACCCGATCCCATACCGGCGCGAACAATAACGATGCCCTGCAGCTGCTGCACGTATTGCAGAATTTCATCCGTCATCACGGATGTTTCAAAGCGTTTATACGTGATGTGCTGGGGACGCTTGTTCGGGTCGGTGATCCGCTCGCTAAAGGAACGAGGTGCCTGGGCAGTACGGCATTTGCGGTTCAGGCGGCGTGCGATGTGGTCTTTAACCGTGGCGCGATAGACGCTTTCCAGTCCCATATCACGCAGCACGATGCAGAACATGTTAAACAGATCCGCCGGGCTATTCGGTACCGGGCAGGTCAGCATGCCAATATCCACCGCATTCAGCAGTTCTTTAGCAAACGTCCTGCGGTTGTCACGTTTAGCCGTTTTCAGCTTGTTTAGCGTCAGAGACAGCAAATCAGTGCTGTTACTCAGGCGGTTCCCTTTGGCGAATAGCTGGCGACAGGTCTCGCGGAGTCCACGTAATCTGTGCAGGTCGTTGAAGTCGCTGCACTCCAGCTGGGGATCGTCTTCAAAGGTGGGATAAACGCATTTGATGCCGCTAAATTTTGCGAGAATGTCGAAGCCGGTACGTAAGCCGGTGTTGCCCTTACCTTCAGCCGATGATTTGCGGTCGTTATCCAGGGCGCAGGTAATTTTTGCTGCCGGGTACATGTTCACCAGCTGCTCAACAACATGGATCATGTTGTTTGCGGCCACAGCGACCACGACAGCATCAAAGCTTTTTTTCGGGTCCTTACGGGTAGCCAGCCATACGGACGCGCCGGTGGCGAAACCTTCCACCACTGCAATATTTTGCGCACCGTTCAGGTTGCCGATAACAAAGCACGCCCCGACGAAATCACCACTGGTGATCGCGCTGGTCTGGAATTTACCGCCGCGCTGGTCGATACGCTGCCAGCCGACAATTTGTCCGTCTTTGCGTCCGTCCAGGTGGGCCAGCGGAATCGCCATGTATGTAGTCGGTCCACGGCTCCATTTTGCGTTGTCGTGACTGGTCACGCGACGAATATCGCAAGCGCTGAATACGTCACGAATGCCTTTTTTCACTGCGTAAGGCCACGACCCGTCCTCAGCTGGCGCATGTTCCCATGCACTGTGGAACGCCAACCATCCGAGCAACCGTTCTTGCTCTAACTGATTGTTTTTAAGTTCATTTATCCGTTGCTGTTCGGCGCGGCGCTTGCGGGCTTCTGCCTGGCGTTCAATACGCGCCAGTTCTTCAGCAGGTTGTGCGACCACGGTCGCATGATTTCTTTGTTGTTCACGGCGGTATTCGGCGAACAGGAAGGAGAAGCCGCTCCAGGAACCTTCGTCATGCCCTTTCTGGACAAAGTTGACGAATGGGTAGCTGATGCCGCTTTTGTGTTGTTCCTTGCGGGAGTAGATTTCCACACGCCCTTTGAGGCTCTTTTCCAGAGCCTCGGGGGCGCCACCGTTATATTTAGAATAACGCTCTTCCCCGCCGCGCGGGTTCAACTGAATGTTATCAGCGCATGCTGTCCAGTTAATGCCAGCCATTGTGGCCAGCTCTGACAGCTCATCCCGCGCTGCTTCAAGCAATGAATACGGATCGCTACCGAAGCGAGCCGCATAGAATTCTTGTAAGGTCATTTTAAGCCTTTCCATGCGAATTTATGATTTTTCGGGTTGAAAAAATCCGCAGGAGCAGCCACAATAAACGCACAAATCTTCGTAGGGACTGTGTTGCGTTTATCGTGGTGCTGCTCCTGAAAAAAGGCCCGAGTTTGCCGACTCGGGTTTTTTTTCATCTTTTTTCAGCTGCTGCAGTCTGATTCAACCGCGATACATTATAGCTCGCATTAAACCAGATTTATAGGCAGCAATAAACCCTGTTATTCTGTCATCTACCCTCTATCATGAACGATTTGATCGTACCGACTATTTGGTGCACAAATTGAAGATCACTTTTCTCATGGATAACTCGTTGAGAGTTAACGCCATCTAAGTAGTAGCGCTCATCGTCGAAGCGCGCTAACCGCTGTATCGAGATTTTCCCGTCTTTATCACAAACTAACACATCCTCACCCGGAACTGGCGTGAGAGCTGAGTCAACCAGGACGACGTCACCCGGCTGATAGTTGTGCTGAACCTGGTTCCCGACAGTGAGCGCATAAACGGTTTCCCGTTGGCTAACAAATGGCAGGAATCGTTCTGTGTTGGCAGGTTCTCCTGGCTGCCAGTCGCTATCCGGACCACTTTCTGTTGTGCCAATAACAGGAACGCGGTCAGGATCAGATTCAGTACCAAAAAGTATCCATTGCACAGGTTTGCGCAGGCATTTCGCCAGGGCAAGCCCGATCTCCAGCGACGGCATTACATCGCCACGTTCTAAGTTTTGGACGCCAGGAAGAGAGATACCGACACTTTGCGCGACTTGCTTCAGTGTCATCTTCAATTCTAAACGGCGTGCTTTCAGTCGTTCGCCTCGTGTTTTCATACGATCAATCATAAACGATCTCTTTATAGCTGGCTATAAAATTTATGAATTATACCTAGCTTTAATTTATGGTTATGGCATATAATAATTTTATGAAGCCAGAAGAACTTATCCGCCACTTTGGCGACGTCGAAAAAGCAGCTGCAGGCGTAGGTGTAACACCTGGCGCGGTCTATCAATGGCTTGCGGCTGGGGAGATTCCACCGTTACGCCAGAGCGATATTGAGGTCCGCACGGCATACAAACTGAAGAGCGACTTCACCGTTAAGCGGGTTAGCAAGGACGGTAGTGATGGAACTTGAACGAATCCGCGCTTGTGTGGCTACGGCCCTTTCAGATCTGCATTACCTTCAGCGAGGAATTTTAGAAGTTCAGCTTGAGCAGTTACGTCTTGCCAACTCCGGCAGGTTTACTGATAAGCCAACCCGGGTCATTCAAATGGGCGAGAATAATAAATACGAGATCTCGGTCGCGGCTGAGCAGGTTCGTTACCATGTTGGGAAAACGTTTAAGCAATCCTCAATGCTGCTGACTGAACTTGATTTTCAGACGGCTAGTTGGCGCAGAGCCATTGAGCAGTTAAATCGTGAGGAAATTGCCTGGCTGCATTATTGCTATGGCTGTAAGCCCAATTTTGAAAATGATGAAGTTATATGCCAGTGGCTATGGCTGGATTTTCTTGTCGCTCATTCAAAGGCTGATTTCAAAAAAATGAAAGAGGCGACAAAGAAAAAGATGCGCAATTTAACTTATTACGCCATCCAGCAGGTTAAGGCTTCAATATTACGCGGAGAGGATGTGGACCCGCTGCGTGAGGATGAGCATATAAGTCTTTTGCTTAATATCACCGTCGATAGCTGGCGTAAGGATTATAAAAAACGCTGGCTATTAATGAAATCACGATGCCTGCATCTGAATAGCATCGCGTTATTTAACGCAGCGGAGAAGCGCAGTGAAATCATCAACCGCCATTGTACAGGAAGTGCCAACGTGCCTGTGCCAGCAGATTATGCACAGGAAGCCCGGTAAACCCGAACTGAGGTATGCCGCAAACCGTAAAGAGTACATTATCTGGTGCCCTACCTGCGATTACCGGACTCATCCTGATACGAACCGGCAATCGGTTATCACTGAGTGGTACCTGTCAAATCAGCCTGGTAATAAACACATCGAAGATATGTGGCTGAAACGTTATCTGGAAATAAAAGAGGGTGCGACCGCGGTCGCATAGGGTAATGATGCGAACTCCATTTAAACAAGGCCCCATGTCATACGATGATGCGGTGCGAATTTCTAACGTTTATCGAAATAAAGGTCGAGAGACTTTAATCACGCGTTCGGATGATTTAGACGGGACGTATTACGTTTTTGTTTATCTCCCTGAGTCCAGAAAAGTCCCAACGCCATCCAGAACTTTTCAACAAAAAATATGGGAATAAAATGCTTACCTACCATCAATCAATTTTTAAAATGATTATGGCAAATTGGCTGAACAGCGATCATGTCATCATCGATACTGAGACCACCGGGCTTATGGCTTCTGATGAAATTATCGAGATCACGATAATTAATATGCGTGGTGAGATTCTGTTAAACACCTTGGTGAAGCCGAGCCGCCCTATTCCGCCAGAAGTTACCAAAATTAATAACATCACCAACGAAATGGTCGCTGATGCGCCAGCATGGCGCGAGGTTTTCCCGGCTGCGCTGAAAATTATTCGTAAGCATAAATGGCTGGCATGGAACTCCAGTTTTGATGCCCGCCTGATGGTGCAGACCTGTCTGCAGAGCGGATTTTTTGATGACCTAAAGCCTCACCTCATCACCTCCATCATCATGGCCATTGAGACGCGCCACATTGACGCCAAAGCGGTTTATGACCAGTGGTATGGGGAGTTCGACGAGAAGCGCAAAAACTTCAAAAGGCAGAGCCTGGCTACAGCAGCTGCGCGCCACGGCATTTCAACCGCTGGCGCCCATCGCGCGCTTGCTGATTGCCTGATGATCCTCGGCGTGCTGAAACAGGTTTGCCAGCCGGAGGTCGCATGAACGCAGAACTATTCAACTACAGCTTGAAAACGCTACAGGTGCTGAACGTTGTCGCAGATTTGGTTTTATCAGTGGCGCTGTTTGGCTTTGGGTACGGTCTTCTTAACTTGCTTGAGTGGTGGCTTGCATGACAGATATCGCCCGGCTGATTAACAGCATTAAGCGCCGCACGTCCTCAGCAAGAGAGCTTGGCTACGATGTCCTGTTCGTGGCACTCGATGATTTGGATGTCCTGGCTGATTCGCTGGAGACGGCGCTGCGCGCAAACGCCGCCCAGGCCGCTCACATCGAGCAGCTGCAGGACAAGTTTAACAAACTTGCAGCGGAGAATGTGGCGCTGAAAAGAGTTCCGGAAACAGACAGCGTGGCAATGTTGCTTGCTCTGGATTCGTTCCGCAGCGAGCCATTGCCGGATGTCGGTTTGCAAAAGGCGTTTGAAAGCTTGATGTATCACCGGATGACTCCCGCCACCGACGCCTACCTGGCCGGGATTAAGGCTGATGGGGTGGAGGAGTGGGTTTCCAGCAGAGATGGCCGCTGGAATGGCACGACAGAAGAGGCGCTTAATTTCGCCAAGCAGCTGCGCGAAGGAGGGAAAGTATGAGACTGCAAATGCGCACTCCCGATGGTTCTGTGATTGTCGAGAGCAACCTGGTATCTCAGTTTTACCCCGATTACGAAAGCGGTGGTGAGCTAACAACAATCGAAACTGTTTCTTCTGACGGTGAAGCCTCCTTTGTGAAAGTTAAGCACTCGTTTCATCAAGTAACCCATGCTCTGGCTACTGCATGGAGCGTAGATGAAAAAGAAGCGATGCACACTCAACGGGAGGAATGCCGTGGCTAAAACCCCTGCAGAACGGCAACGGCAGCGCCGTGAACGTTTAAAGCAGTCCGGCACAACCAGACGCGATTGGGTACTTGAGCCGGAGGAACTGCGCATGCTGGGCGAGATTTGCATCCAGCGTCGCCCAGGCAGAACGCCGTATTCAGAAAATGAAGTAATCGGCCTGTTGATCCGAAAGAACTACAAAGAGCTTCAGAAGAGCCTGGCGAACACATGCCAGCGATGTGGCCAGGCGCTGCCGGTGTCTGAATGCATCTTCGACGGCGAAAATTCATGCTTACTGACGACTGTCAGACTAAAGCTGGCTATTAAGGCGTGACTGGTCACGGAGGCTTAAAAATGGATAAATCGGCATTGCTTTTGGAGAAACTCCGGCAACGAACGCAAAGTAGCCTGGCCAGCGGTGGCGACGGCTTTGTCTTTGCATCGATGCTGGTCTTTGACGTGGGCTTGAATGCCCGGACTATTCGGCAAATGTTGGACGTTGCAGTAAGGAACGGGACGCTTGAAAAAAGGGAAAGAGGCATAGGCCGTGCGCATAAGTATCGGACAAATCTGCAAATTTGATGAGCACCTTGACAGGAAATGACGTTTTAGCATTTGCCAAAACGCCTGTGTTTTTATACAGTATATTAATATTTTGTAAGACGAATAACGGGTAGGCTATGTGATGGAAGATACGGTCCTCTCAAATTGTGAAAGGCTGGACGCTGAGCTGAGTGATATCGATGCCGTATTAGATATGGTGTCGGTGGCGATGGCATCCCCGGAGGCCAGTTTGCATGTGGCTCAAACAATGCGCCTCATTTGTATGTCACGTCGGATGTTGCAGCGGTGCCGGGATCTCAACAAGGTTGAAGGAAGAAGCCACTAGCCAGCCGAATTGAAAAAGGTGAGGTCTCCCTCACCTTTTTACGTTCAGTATACGGCCTGGATGTTAATTTCAGCGCCGCACGCTTGCGCGTATTTGCTCAGTGTCTTCATGCTGGCCCCCAACGGGTTCCCCTCGAGGCGGCTAATAGCAGATGGCGTGATCCCCATCCGCTCCGCCAGGGCAGATTTGCTTAACCCAGCCTTTTCACGCATCTCGTACAGCATTTCGACCAGTGCCAGCTCTTTATCTGCTTCCTGGTAACCCCGGATTGCCTCCGGGGTGTTGAGCAGACTTTCTTTGACCTGGTTAAATGGGATGCCTTTTACTTTCATTAGCTCATCTCCTTCAGGCGCTTTCTCGCTATCTCTATGGCCCCTGCCGGGGTTTTTTGTGTCTTCTTAACAAACGCATGCAGTAGGTAGATTTCGTGGCCGACTGCGTAAGCGTATAACGTTCTTGCTATGTTTTTGTCTCCAACCCTTAACTCAAAAAGCCCGGCGCCAATTACGCGGCTATGAGGCATTTTTAGTTTTCCTTCACTTTCCAGTCTTTCAATCAGTCGGGTCATGCGACCTCGTAACTCGTCCGGTAGTTCCTGTAACTCTTCCAGCGCTGCCGGGTGGGTTATCACGTTAAACATAGTATATCCTCCCTATGTGTTTAAATATACCAATAAATTAACTTTCACGCAATAGAGAAATTTCACTAAAAAGTGAAAAATAAGACTAGATGTCTCATGTTGCCAGAGTTACAGTTCGTGTCGTTGAGACGGGAAACAAACCCGGTAACTAGATGAATTTGGAGGATATTGTGAACTATCAAGGCAACGAAAAAATGAGACAGGACGCGGCTGAGATTTCTAACGAGCTGTATGAACTCTGGCAAAAAGTGAAGCGTTTCCAGCGTGAGTACAGCTTCAACAGCGAGAACATTACAGACAGACTGGCGGGCCGACTGATTGGAACAATGGAACCCAAACTGGCCGACCTTAACAGCTTTATGGCCGATGTCGATTACCAGTTTGAAGATTAAAGGGGGGAATGATGAACGTGAAACAGATCCGCGAAAATATGACCGAAGCGGCCTTGAGCGTTGAGAGTGTAATGCGGGGACACCCCCGCATCACCCTGCAGGAATTAAGCACCGCCTGCAGCATTAGCCTGCCAGCGGTGGAGTTTATTATCGAGCAGATGCTTTGTATGAGGGTGGCGCAGCGAGGCGCTTTTGGGCGGTACTCCCTTACCCCGGAATACCAAAATGGTAGCTTTTAAAAACTGTGCGACCACGGTCGCACAGAAAGAAAAGGATAACTTTTGAAAAACTGTGCGACCGCGGTCGCATAGAAAGAAAATGAAAAAGGTTGGCAAATAAGGCTTTTTTAGGTATCGTTTTTGTATGTTGGGAATTTTATAGCCAACGCCCTCACAACCGCCGCCAAGGCGGTTTTTTTATGCCTTGGAAATGGGCGCTACAGCATGTGTCACCATGCTGTAGCTTTCAACCCATGCCGCCTGACAGGGTCAAAACAAGGCCCATTGCTGATTGCGCAACAGCAAAAAGAGCCTACCAAAAAAGGCCACTAAAGACCATGAAAAACACTGTGAAAATAAACAGTGCTGAACTTGTGGATGCAGATTCACTTGAGTACATCAAAACCCTGCCGGACAACAGCTTAGACGCCATCATCACCGACCCACCGTATTACCGCGTAAAGGCAAATGCCTGGGATAACCAATGGCCCAGCGTAACGGATTATTTGGCCTGGCTGGATGAGTTTTTCGCCGAGTTCTGGCGAGTGCTTAAGCCAGCAGGGTCGTTATATGTGTTCTGCGGGCCGAAATTATCATCGGACACCGAGCTGTTGTTACGTGACCGTTTCAACGTGCTGAACCATATCGTTTGGGCCAAACCCAGCGGGCGCTGGAATGGCGCGCGTAAAGAAGGTTTCCGCTCTTATTTTCCGGCCAGTGAGCATATTTTCTTCGCAGAGCATTATGGCGCGGAAGGCTTTGCTAAAGGCCAGGCTGGGTATGCGACAAAGTGCCAGGAGTTGAAAGGCCAGGTCTTCGAACCGCTTATCGCTTATTTCCGCGATGCTCGCCAGCGACTTGGTATTTCCGCTGCCGAAATCAACGCGGCAACCGGCACGAAAATGTGTAGCCACTGGTTTAGCGCCAGCCAATGGCAATTACCCAATGAACGGCAGTACCTGGCGCTGCAGGCGCTGTTTAACCGTAAGGCCGCAGAGCAGGGAATAACGGGATTGTCAGAGCCGCATGCGGCGCTGCAGGAGGAATACGGCTCTTTAACGGCGCTATATTCCGAACTGGTTATGCAGTATTCCGAACTGCGACAGCAGTATGAGAATTTGCGGCGCCCTTTCCATGTGACAAAAGATGTTCCACACACCAACGTGTGGACGTATCCACCGGTTCCGTACTATCCGGGCAAACACCCATGCGAAAAACCGCTGCAGATGATGCTCGACATCATTTCGGCTTGTACGCGCCCTGGCGATGTGATCGCCGACTTTTTTATGGGGTCGGGTGCAACGATAAAAGCCGCGCTGCAGTTAGGACGCGGAGCCATCGGCGTAGAGCTGGAAGAGGAGCGATTTTTACAGACGGTCTCCGAGATAGAAAAACAATAATCAACAGCCTCGCCTAAGTGCGGGGCTTTTTATTACCCGCCACGCGGGTGGCGGAGTCATGAACACAGCTATCGAATATGGAAATCCTGATCTCTGGCTGGTCTTGCTCATGCTGGCCGCCGGGGTGGTATCAAGCGCCCTGCTTTCCGAACCCCCTATCAACCCGCGCCGCCTCATCGGAGACGTTCTGAGAGGCGTAATCGTGGCCATCATCCTCTGGGCTTACGGCGCTATGGGCAACATCTCAATTTTGAACGTAATCACTCTCGCCGGTTTATCGGCTGTGGCATGGCCACACACCGTCAACGAAATCACCGGCTTTGCAAAACGAACTATCAGCCGAATTTTCGGCGGGAGAAAAGAACGATGAATTATGGACTGGTGAGCAAGCAAGACGCGCGCCTGTATGCCGAAGCCGTTTGCGATGTGATCGGGCATGGCAAGGCGAATGCAGCTGTTTTGCTGTGTGTCGAAACGGCCGCAGCCGAGACATTGCTCGGCGATTACAAAGACCCGACGCCGACCAGCGCCGGAACCGGATTAACCCAGGTTGATCTCGGTACCTTCGAATGGCTCCGCGATAAGTACAAAAACAGCCGTTATGCCCCGGTACTGCTGAATCAGTTTGGTATCGACCTGAGCCGAACAGTTTATGCGGAACTGAGGACCTCGCCGCTGATGGCGATGCTGTTTTGCCGCCTGCGCTATCTGGCGGTTTCAGAGTCGATTCCGGCGACTCGCGAGGCCCGCGCAGCGTACTGGAAAAAATATTACAACACCTCGGCAGGCAAAGGCACGCCGCAGGATTACATTGATAAATGCCAGCGCGCTGGCGTTGATGCGCTATTCACGCAGTGAGGCGCGAGGAGTGATTATGAACAGTTTAAAACGTATGGCTAAAGCCTGGTTGCTGATGAATGGTGCCTTCGTCCTTCTTGTGATGGCGACGCAACCAGCGATGGCAAATGAGAGCCAGAATCTTGGTTTGGATCTGGATTCAATTCTGAGCGCTCTTCCTGCAGGCTGGGCCAGCAGCGTAACTGCCGTATTTATCGTGCTGTATGCGGTGGCGCAGCTGCGCGCCGTACTCCCCCCGTCAGTGACCAAAAGGATTCCCACGGTGGTCATGAAAATTCTCGACCTCGTTGCCGCGAACTATGCCCACGCCCGGAACGCTGATGCGATCAGCAAAGTTGCGCGGGATGCCGGGAAAGCCAAAGGCCCATCAGATGTTGATTATCGTGTGATGGTGGAAACGGCCAAAAACAATGGAGAGCTTCGTGGAAGCCGGATTGAGAGTGCTGGCGATTATCCTGGAGATGATCGCCCAGGCAGTAAAAGCCCGCAATGAAGCGGAGCGCCAGGCGAGGATTGAGTATGCGCGTAATAACCCAGCTGATTATCTGCGTCGCTTTGGCCGGGTGCGTGAAATCAACGCCAATGACACCAACACTGAATCCGGCTCCGTGCGCAGCGGAAAAGCCGGTGATTGATGTGGTTCACGTCGATGGGCATTTCGTTATCGCTGATGACGATATGGGTAAACTGACCGGCTACATTGCCGCACTGGAAGCGGGCTGCACCGCACCGAGATAAAGTCAACTATAAAAACGACTATCCCCGCGACGGGTCACAGGATAAAGTATCTACGCAAATGATTGACGTGTGTTGTATGTTGGCGGTAGAGTTACCCCGCTGTAGCAAAATCTGCAGCCGGGCGTGAGAACCCGCGAGACAATCAGCGCACAACACGCGCTTGCGTGTTTTTTTGTGTGTAAATCCTGCGCATACCTGAATTATGGTGGCTCAGGTGGGGCAGCTTTCGGGCTGGCCGGTTGCTGATTGTGCCGGTTTCTCACCCCCGCCTGGGCTACCACCAATTGAGCGTGAGAACTCTGGTGGTGGCAAAACCATCAATCAGAGGTGAATCATGTATCAGTTCAAATTCGCGGCGATCTGTCGGACCGACCGTAAAAACAACATTCATCATTTTTCGACTATTGCTGATAGTGAGCATGCAGCGCGCCGCCAGCTTTCCTACAAGTTCGTTCTGTTTTTCCAGGCACGCCTACCAGTATCGGGAGGTGCAATATGGATCAAATGAAAATGAACGAACATGGACTAGCTGAATCGCTAGAATCTGTACTCTGTCAGATAGTTGCTTTGCTAAATATTACCCAGAATGCACTTGATGGAAGTGAAAGTAGCATCTATGTGCGAGATGCTGTGCAAATGCTAAGTGCTGCACGTAATCTGGCTATTGAAGCAGAGCAATACCGAGCCGAATGGGAACAGCTAACCCTCGGTAATAGGTAGGATATTGTATGCTGAAGCGACAGGCCTTCAAATTCCAGCTAAGACCAAATGGTCAGCAGGAGCGCGATATGCGGCGCTTCGCAGGGGCTTGTCGCTTCGTTTTTAACCGCGCGCTGGCATTTCAGAATGAGAACCGTGAAGCCGGAAACAAATATATTCCCTATACCAAAATGGCTTCATGGCTCATTGAGTGGAAATCAGCGCCTGAAACACAATGGTTGAAAGAATCTCCCTCACAGCCGTTGCAGCAGTCACTGAAAGATCTGGAGCGCGGCTACAAGAACTTCTTCCAGAAACGCGCAGCGTTCCCCCGCTTCAAAAAACGAGACCAAAGCGATGCATTTCGCTACCCGCAGGGCGTAAAGCTCGATCAAACCAATAGTCGTATATTGCTGCCAAAGTTAGGGTGGATACGCTACCGCAACAGTCGTGAAGTCACTGGCGAAGTGAAAAATGTCACGGTCAGCCAGTCATGCGGTAAATGGTACGTCAGTATCCAGACGGAATACGAAGTGACTGCTCCCGCTCACCATGCAAAGTCAATGGTCGGGTTGGATGCCGGAGTCACGAAACTTGCCACACTATCAGATGGCACGGTATATCAGCCCGTCAACAGCTTTAAAGTAAGCCAGCGAAAGCTGGCAGTGCTCCAGCGACAATTAAGCCGCAAAGTAAAATTCAGCGCAAACTGGCAGAAACAGAAGAAAAAAATCCAGCGTCTGCACTCGCACATTGCCAATATCCGGCGCGACTACCTTCACAAAGTCACCAGTGAAATCAGCAAAAACCACGCGATGATCGTCATTGAGGACTTGAAGGTCAGTAACATGTCGAAATCGGCAAAAGGTACGGCAGAGCGGCACGGACGAAACGTCAGAGCCAAATCAGGCTTAAACCGTTCGATACTGGATCAGGGCTGGTACGAAATGCGCCGTCAGCTTGAGTACAAGCAGCTCTGGCGCGGTGGTCAGGTACTGGCGATACCACCTGCCTATACCAGTCAGCGGTGTGCCTGCTGTGGTCATACGGCGAAAGAAAACCGTCAAACGCAAAGTAAATTCGTGTGTCAGGTATGCGGCTACACCGAGAACGCCGATATCAACGGAGCACGTAACATTTTAGCGGCAGGACATGCCGTGCTTGCCTGTGGAGGGATGGTGCAGTCAGGCCGCTCGTCGAAGCAGGAACCCACCGAAATGATTCAGGCGAGAGCCTGAACGTAGTAGGAACCCATGTCCTTTAGGGCGCGGAGGATGTCAAACCACGGTTCACTATCCGCCGGTCGCATAGCGGGAAAATGGAGGCTATGCGACCACGGTCGCACAGGCCAAGAACCGGTATCCCCATTTAGGGATAAATCGTGTTCTATCCCCATAAAGGGATAACTGGTCTGCCACTGTAGAGCATAAGGCTGCCTTCGGGCGGCCTTTGTCTTTTTATCATCACATAATGGGGAAACTCATGCCTGATCGCTCAAGTAATCCGCCCAATGCATATCAACAACTCAATAATCCTGGCGCAGCAATCACTCAGCTGACCAGAGACATTGCTGAGAACAATGCAAACGCGACCCAGAAGAGTATTTCCAGCATTGGTACCCTGGCCTCAGGACCCGTATTAGAGCTTTCTGATAGTGCTCAGGATGTGCTGTATGCTCTTTTTTTCCGAGGTGCACTCGTATCTGGTGATATTCCTTCAAAAGCCGGCGCCTCCGCACTGCGTTCTCTGGGATTTGCCGAGACCGGCCATACAGCCACGCCATACAAAGGGGAAGACTATTTCACCTGGCTGACTCCTGCGGGGTATGCGTTCGCTATTGGGTATCTGGTTAAAACTCGCTTCGGCAAACAGCCTGCAAATGCAAAATCTTCCGGGCAGCCCTCGGTTCATCCGGAAGGATTAAGCATTAACAAAGCCATGATTAAAGGGAAGATCAGTAGCGCAGCCTATGTTTGCGGCAATACCATCGAGGAGGAAACGCTGTCGAAGGTTCTGGCCAATTCACTGCATAACGTTCCCCATGAGAAAGCTGGCGATGTTGCTGAACTACTGGCCAGGGCCGTTAAGTCTGCGTTTAGTGCGCTGGGGCATGCATCCGGTGAACAGGAAAAGGAACGGCCTAAAGAATCGGACTTATCCGTCGGTACTTTCAAAGTTTATAGCGAGGGAGAGGTGAAGGTGGCTTCAGGCTCTCCCTTAGCTGCTGAAATAGAAGCCGGGCGTGAAGATCGCAAAACAGCAGGGACCATTAATTTAAAACTGGAGCTGGATACCTCTGATGCCATCGAAAGCATTAATGGGCTGAGCAAAGAAATTTCAGATCTTGTTGATACTGCAATTGCCAACTCGCTCAAACCGGGTGGACGTCTGTACAACGTCGTGCGGGAATCTTCGTTTAACAGCTCGAATACTACCGCCCTTAACTCCCGTGTGACTGATCTTGAATCTTGTCTCAACAGCGCATGTGTTTTGATTAGTGATTTGTCTTGCCGTATTTCAGAACGTATCACTGGTGACGTACATGCCAGCCCGGTCTAAACGTCCATGCCGCCACCGGGGGTGTCCGGCGATAACCAACGACCCCAGCGGTTACTGCGATGCTCACCGGCAGCAACATGCTGGCGACGGCTGGCGCAACTACCAGGGCGGGAAAAGCCGGCATGAAAGGGGCTACGGTCGCCCCTGGGAAATCCGCCGCGCCAGAATCCTCCAGCGCGATAAATATCTATGCCAAAACTGCCGGCGTCATGGCATCGCCACCAAAGCGACCAGCGTCGACCACATCATACCCAAAGCGCGTGGCGGTACAGACGACGATTCCAATCTGGAGTCGTTGTGCTGGCCCTGCCATAGAGCGAAAACAGCAACAGAGAGAACCCGATGAATAATTTCAAAATTGAATACGTTGATGGCGCTTTGACCGTTCTGGAGACGGATGGCCAGTCACGGATGAATGAAGCCGTACATGGCATCCATTTTGAGCATGTCCAGGGCGGACGCCCCCTGCTGAAACTGACGATTGCGCATGATATTGCCCCGGCCTCGACCCCGGCCCCGGCTGCTGCGTCGGCTCAGGAACCTTTAGAGGGTGAGCTGGTACAGGAGCAACAATCCCCGCTGCCTGGCGGTCGCCGTTCCCGCCATCGCCGTGGAGGTAAGCAATGATGTATCAACGCACGGATCTGACGCTCTCCATGTTCTATGCATCCAGCGCTGATGCAGACGGGAACAAAGTGGCTACGTTGACGATGCAGGTAATTGCGGCAGAGGTTGGCGCCGTCCAGACCAGTCAACTGCTATGCATCACCGATAGCGCGAAGAAAAAAACGTATACCGTGAGCGAGCAATCTATCAGTAATGGTTCCGATCCGTTGCTGGTCGCGATTGAGAATTACTGGCGCCAGAGTACGGATGTTGTGGTTAAAGGACTGATCGCCGAGGTGACCGATTTCATCGCAGGGAATATCAACTCAGTGAGCACCTGGATCGGCCAGTTTGGGATGAAGGTATTTGAGAACCAGCCATTAGCTGAGCGGCTGCCAGAAAGCGTGCTACAGGCAGATGGTAGCTCCGCTACAGCGACAGGGTCCTGACAGCAGGCATTACAACAGGCGCTCACAGAGCGCCTGTGATAATGGCTGAATGCTTCACCAGCGCGGCGTTTTATTGGAGGTCAAGATGAGTTACACCAGCTGTACTTATTGCGGTTCACGTCTCCATACGCAGGCTAACTGCCCGAAAACATGGGGCGGTTCATCGCGTCGCGCCAATCTGCGCTGCAGCTATTGTGGCCAGTCCGGGCATAACTCGAATGCCTGCCCACATAATGCGAGCAGCGGTCGACGGCGCAGCCTGAATGACGACTTTACCCTCGACTGAACCGATAGCACGATGGCAGCAGGCGGAATTGATTTCAATGTGAAATTATTCAATGTCAAATCATCGCATTGCGCGATGATGATAATAGATATCATTTGAGGGGGTAGGGGGGATCAAATCCCTAACCCCTTTCGCGCTTCGGGACTGCCGCTTCAGGTAGATTTTTGCGCGTGAGAAATAAAAACTTTTTTTTGGCTGTTTTGGGGGGCTTTTGAATGAGTACAGGGATGCGATCACCTGGTGGCGGACGCAAATCGAATAACACTGGAAATCAGGTTAGTTCTTTAACCAGAGCGGTTTCTCCGCCGGATGAATTACTGGGCGATATGGCTATCGATGCCTGGAAACGGACGTGCAAAATTCTTATTAACCGTGGCACGTTCGAAATGGAAGATTGTTATTTGCTGATGGAATACTGCAACACCGTGCAGCTGCTGTACGACGCCAACCAGGAAATTAAAAGCGATGGCCTTGGTGATGATACCGCTGCCGGCGGTCAGAAACTTGGTGCGGCAGTGAAGGCGCGTAGCCGTTATATCAGCGAATTAATTCGACTCTCCGTTGTGTTAAAGCTGGACCCCAATAGCCGCATCCTGAAGAAACAGCCCGGAGATAATGACAAATCCAGCGGTGAGTTCGACGAGTTTTAATTTTGGTGCGACCATAATGACTTAAGGATGGATCATGGCCGCATATCCAAACGTCAATGTGGCGAACAAATATGCGCGGGATATCATAGACGGGAAAATAGTCGCCTGCAGAGCTATTCGGCTGGCATGTCAGCGCCATTTTGACGATTTAAAAAAATCACTCGATAACAATTACCCTTACCGGTTCGACAGAGATTTAGCTGAGCGGGCCTGCCGGTTTGTTCAGAAATTACCGCACTCCAGTGGCGATTTGGCGGGGCAGAAATTAAAACTGGAACCTTGGCAAAGTTTTATTTTTTGTTCGATTTTTGGCTGGGTCACGAAAAAGGATAAAAAACGCCGATTTCGCGAAGCGTATATCCGGGTAGCCAGGAAAAACGGGAAATCGTTTTTTGCTGCCGGGATTGGCACCTACATGTTTTGCGCTGATGGCGAAAACAGCGCAGAAGTGTATTGCGGTGCGACAACTATGGCGCAGGCGAAAAAGGTCTTCACCCCAGCCAGGCAGATGGCCAGCCGCCTGCCGGCACTTCGCTCCAGATTTGATATTTCGGTATGGACCGACAGCCTGACACGCCCGGATGGTTCTGTTTTCGCACCTATGGCGGGGAAACCCGGCGATGGTGACAGCCCACATTGCGCGATCATTGACGAGTATCACGAACACGATACGGATCATATGTACGAGGCCATGACAATGGGGATGGGCGCCCGTTCGCAGCCGTTAACGCTCATTATCACGACAGCCGGCTCGTCACTGGAGTCCCCTTGCTATGACAAGGACAAGGAAGTCAAAGAGGTTATCGAAGGCATAACCCGTAATGATCGCCTGTTTGGCATGATTTACGAACTGGATGCTGGCGATGACTGGACCGACCCGAAAAACTTAATCAAAGCTAACCCAAATCTGGACGTTTCGGTTAAGTACAGCGACCTGGTTGAGCTTCTGGAAGTAGCGAAACAGGTTCCTCGCAAGGTTAACGCCTTCAAAACCAAACGCCTCAATATTTGGGTATCCGGTAAATCCGCGTTCTACAACATGGAGCAGTGGAAGGCTGCTGAAGACCCCGACCTTGAGCTGGCTGATTTTGCGAATGACAGCTGCAACATCGGTCTCGATCTCGCCAAAAAGCTGGATATGAACGCCGGGATACGACTATTTACGCGGGAAATTGAAGGTAAACGGCATTATTACTGCATCAAACCTAAATTTTGGGTCCCGGAAGACACTATCCATACAACCGATCCAAAACTGCTGAAAACTGCTGACAGGTATCAGAAGTTTTATGAAATGGGCGTGCTGGAAGCGACGGATGGCGCAGAGGCAGACTATCGCGAGATTCTGGCCAGTATTATCGATATGCAGGACGAAAACCGCATTGACGAGATTGATATCGACCCTGCAGGCGCAACAGCACTTCGCCACCAGTTGGAGGACAACGGATTTACCGTAGTCGATATCCGGCAGGATTACACCAATATGTCACCGGCGATGAAAGAGCTTGAAGCGGCTCTGGCCGGTGGTCGATTCCACCATGATGGCAATCCCATTCTGACCTGGTGTATCAGCAACGTTATCGGGAAATTTATACCCGGTAGCGATGATCTCGTTCGCCCGACAAAGGGAGACAATCAAAGCAAAATCGATGGAGCTACAGCGTTATTTAACGCCATGACTCGCGCAATGCTGCACGAAAGCAGCGGCGGCACATCGGTATATGATGAGGAAGACATAGCGTGTTAATCACAATTCTGAGTTTCATTATTGGCCTGGCCGGGGCTGTACTCATATCCGCCGGAGCCTGGTTGATTTTGCCTGCTGCCGGTCTTATTACGGGCGGGTCAATATGTCTTATCTGGTCATATCTGACTGCGCGGGCGGTTTCAGCCGGTGCCAAATTTAACGGGGGTGAATAATGTTTATCCCCCAAATGTTCAGAGGGCGCCAGCAATCGGGGAATGGCTTCTGGGAAGCCATGCTGGGCGGGGTTCGTTCAAGCCAGAGCAAAACTGGCATCATAATCACGCCGGAAACCGCTCTGGGACTTTCAGCGGTCCGGGCCTGTGTCACCCTCCTGGCGGAGTCCGTCGCGCAACTGCCGTGCGAACTTTACCGGCGGGATAAAAATGGCGGGCGACAGCGTGCGACGGACCACCCGGTTTATGACCTGATTCACTCCCAGCCCAACAGGAAAGACACCTCATTCGAGTATTTCGAGCAGCAGCAGGGGTTGCTGGGGCTGGAGGGAAATTGCTACTCGATCATCGAACGGGACGGAAAAGGCTACCCGAAAGAGCTGATCCCCATTAACCCGAAAAAGGTCATTGTGCTGAAAGGGCCGGACGGTATGCCGTATTACCAACTCCCGGAAGTCGGCGAAATTCTGCCGATGCGCATGATGCACCATGTGAAGGTTTTTTCTCTGGATGGCTATATCGGCAGTTCCCCCATTCAGACGAACGCCGATGTTCTTGGACTGAATTTGGCCGTTGAGGAGCATGCGGCCGCGACATTCCGGCGCGGGACAACGATGAGCGGGGTGATAGAGCGTCCGAAAGAGGCCGCGACCATTAAAAGCCAGGATGCTATTGATCGCCTGCTGGCGAAATGGACCGAGCGCCATTCCGGTATTCACAATATGTTCTCTGTGGCATTGCTGCAGGAGGGCATGAGCTACAAACAACTGTCGCAGGATAACGAAAAGGCGCAGCTGCTACAGTCGCGGCAGTGGGGCGTGGAAGAGGTCTGCCGGCTCTATAAAATCCCGCCACATATGGTGCAGATGCTGGCGAAAGCGACCAACAACAACATTGAACACCAGGGCCTGCAGTTCGTGATGTACACGCTGCTGGCATGGCTGAAACGCCATGAGGGTGCGTTGCAGCGCGATCTGCTCCTGCCCAGCGAACGCCGCGATTTGTACATCGAGTTCAACGTTTCCGGGCTGCTGCGAGGCGATCAGAAATCACGCTATGAATCTTATGCGCTGGGCCGCCAGTGGGGATGGCTATCCACTAACGATATCCGGCGTATGGAGAATCTGCCGCCAATTGCTGGCGGGGACAAATACCTGACGCCGCTCAATATGGTCGACAGCGCGAAGATCCTTCCTGGCGATAAGTCGCCGACAGCAAAACAGCTGGCCGAAATTGAAACCCTTCTGGCCAGAGCCTGATTATTTCCCGCCACGCGGGATGACCTGGAAGACAACATGACAACGAAATTAATTAACCTGCCGCACCTGGCAGATATGGTCTTTGGTGTGCCGCATTACGTGACGCGGCAAACAATGGACTCCGTGAAAGCGGTGCTCATCCCCCGTATTCAGGGGATCACCGAAGATGCCGTCATTCAGATGGCGCTGAATCCGGGTAAATCACCTGCAGCTGAGCAGGTCCAGCCCACCGGCGGGGTGGCGGTGATCCCCGTTCACGGCATTCTTGTTCCACGCCGGGGGCAGATTACGGCGATGTGCTCCGAGCTGACCAGCTACGAGCGGATCCGCGGGCAGCTGCAGGCGGCGTTAAACGACCCCTCAATCAGCGAAATCGTTCTGGATATTAACTCCGGCGGCGGCGCAGCGGTGGGGTGCAAGGAGCTGGCCGATTACATTTATCAGTCTCGCGACACGAAACCCATCACGGCGATTGTGAACTACAGCGCGTATTCCGCCGCGTATTTCATCGCATCGGCCTGCAGCAAAATCATCGTCAGCCAGACCAGTGGCGTGGGGTCGATTGGTGTGATCATGGAGCACCTCGATACGTCGAAGATGGAAGAAAAAATGGGGCTGACGTTCACCACCATTTACCGGGGAGATAACAAAAATAACGGCACCCAACATGAACCACTGAGTGAAGAGTCGCTGGGTATGTTCCAGGGCATGATCGACGAAATGTACGAGACGTTTACGGGGTCGGTGGCCGAATATCGCGGCCTGAATCAGCAGGCCGTCATTGATACGCAGGCGGGGCTGTATTTTGGCCCTGGCGCTGTGTCCGCCGGCCTGGCGGATGAAGTCTCTGACCCCCAGGCGGCGATCAATGCTATCGCGGCAAAGTATCAGCAACCCCGACAAAAAACCTCCATTCAGATGCAGGCAGCCGCGATGGATCTGCAAACCAAAATGTAACCCGGCGCAAACACAAACCGCGTCACCTTAAGCAGCCAGCAGGCTGCTTTTTTTATGTCTAAAAAGAGAGAAATAAAATGCCACATATTGAAGAATTGCGTCGTCAGCGTGCGGGTATCAACGAACAGGTTCAGGCCCTGGCAACCATTGAAGCCAGCGGCAGCACGCTGACTGCGGAGCAGCTGACGGAGTTTGCGAACCTGCAGCAGCAGTTCACTGATATCAGCGCCAAAATTGAACGCCTGGAAGCCGCCGAACGTGCTGCGGCGCTGGTCGCAAAACCCGTGAAAGCGACTCAGCAGGCCCCCGGCATTATTGTTAAGCAGGAGCCGAAACAGTACACCGGTGCTGGCATGACCCGACTGGTGATGTCTGTCGCCGCAGGCGCAGGGAATCTGCAGGACGCGGCAAAATTCGCTTCAGAAGAGCTGAATGACCAGTCCGTATCGATGGCCATTTCCACCGCTGCGGGTTCCGGTGGAGCGCTCATCCCGGAGAATATGCAAAACGAAGTCATCGAGCTGCTGAGCGACCGTACCATTGTCCGTAAGCTGGGTGCCCGCTCCGTTCCTCTGCCTAACGGCAATCTGACGTTACCGCGCTCGGCTGGCGGTGCAACGGCCAGCTACACCGGCGAAGGAAAGGATGCCAAGACGTCTGAATCAAAATTCGACGACGTAAAACTGAGTGCCAAAACCATGATCGCCCTGGTCCCGATGTCGAACCAGCTGATTGGTCGCGCCGGTTTTAACGTTGAGCAGCTGGTCCTGCAGGATATTCTGACCGCCATCGCTGTTCGTGAGGATAAAGCGTTTATGCGCGATGACGGTACCGGCGATACACCGATTGGTATGAAGTCGCGTGCGACGCAGTGGAACCGCCTGCTGCCGTGGGAAGCGGGTTCCACGATCAACCTGAACACGGTTGATGAGTACCTGGACAAGATTATTCTGATGGCGATGGATGGCAACAGCCTGATGATCCGTTGTGGCTGGGGTATGTCGAACCGTACCTATATGAAGCTGTTTGGCCTGCGTGACGGCAACGGCAACAAAGTCTACCCGGAAATGGCACAGGGTATGCTCAAGGGCTATCCGATTCAGTATACCAGCGCGATCCCTGTTAACCTGGGCGAAAGTGGTAAGGAAACGGAAATTTATTTCGCCGACTTCAATGATGTTGTCATCGGTGAAGATGGTTCCATGAAGGTCGATTTCTCCAGAGAAGCCACCTATCTCGATGCAGAAGGTAACCCAGTTTCCGCGTTCTCGCGTAACCAGTCGCTGATCCGCGTTGTCCTCGAACACGATATCGGCTTCCGTCATCCGGAAGGCCTGGTGCTGGGTACCGGCGTCCTGTTCTAACCCACCCCTCTGTTAATAAAGCCCGCATATGCGGGCTTTTCCCTTTAAGGAGAATGTTATGGCTGCGAAAAATAAAGCAGTGGAGCCGGAAGAAACGGTCGTACAGGACAACCATGCGACCGAGACCGCACAGGACAACCATGCGACTGAGACCGCACAGGACAACCATGCGACTGAGACCGCACAGGATAACCATGCGACTGAGACCGCACAGGATAACCGTGCGACTGAGACTGCACAGGATAACCGTGCGACCGTGGTCGCACAGGCAGAACGCAAATCCGTTGTGTTCCTCGGTCCGCATAGCCGTTATTCCCGTGGAGATATCGCGTGGTTTGAAGGATCGCACGCCGAAGAGCTGGTTAAGCGCCGTATCGCGGTATGGCCGAAGGATGCCGAACGCGCGCTGAAACCGAAGCCGGGAGACAGCGATTTTGATACTGACATTGGATGATGTGAAAACCCAGCTACGCCTGGAACTGGATTTCACGGAGCATGACGCCATGCTCACGCAAATGGTGAACGCCGCGCAGCGGAGCATCGAGCGTGATTACTACTGCAAGCTGGTCACCAGTGATGAAGAGCTGCAGGCGCTCCCGGAGACCGTCCGCGGATTTATCGCGGATGAAGATATCCGGCTGGCTATTCAGTTTCTGGTCAGCGATGCGTATCTGAATGGCCATACCGGACAGTGGCTGGAAACCGCTGCGGTGAGGCATCTTCTTTTCCCCCTGCAGGAGCATACGCTATGAGCCTGAAACCGGGTGATATGAACTGTCGCATTGCAATTAGCTACGTTCAGTCCGGTCGTGGGCCGCTGGGCGAACCGCTACCGGAAAAGCAGGTTGAATCGGGAAAAGCGTGGGCAAAACGGGAGCTGGTATCGGGGCGAAAAGTCCGCACGCTGGATCAGCAGCAGGTGGTGGAAACCTGCCTGTTCACGGTCTATCCGGGCGTGCTGGTTGATATTGACTGGAAAATCACGACGAAAAATCTGGTTTATACCGTCCGGAATATCGACCGCAAAACAGACCGGATCATTATCACGGGGGAGGCTGACGGGCGGCATGATAGAGCTGGCGATTAAGGGTGCGCTGGAGCGCATCACCGGCATGAATGCGTATCCGCTTTTACTGCCGGACACGGTCCAGGAAGGTGCGACCTTTCAGCGTATCTCTGACCCGGAAATGGTCTCGGGAATGTTGCGAACTGGGATCGTATCTGCCCGTATCCAGGTGAATCTGTACCGTCTCGATGATTACACCTCACTGCTGCAGCTGGATAAAAAAATCTGGACGGAACTGAAGTCCGTCGTTCATGGCCAGCTGGAGGGTATTCCGGTTCAGTATGTGGAACGAGGCGGCATCCATCAGGATAAAAACCAGCTGACGAATCGTCGCATTCAGTATCGCCTGACCCGCGATTTCATCATTCACTACGTGGAGGACTCCTCGTGATCCGAATGGAAGTTAAAGGGCTGGATGAGCTGGAGCGGCAGTTAATGGCCCTGGGCGAAAAAGTGGCGACGAAGGTATTGCGGGATGCCGGGCGCGAAGCGCTAAAGGTCGTCGAGGAAGATATGAAGCAGCATGCCGGCTTTGACGAAACGTCTGCCGGGCCGCACATGCGGGACTCAATCAAAATCCGCTCTTCCACCCGCAAGGGTAAAGGGAACACGGTTGTAACGCTCCGTGTCGGCCCCAGCAAGCAGCACCATATGAAGGCGCTGGCGCAGGAGTTTGGCACGGTTAAACAGGTTGCAGACCCCTTTATCCGACCCGCCCTGGATTACAACCTCCAGACCGTTTTGCGCGTGTTAACCGTGGAAATCCGAAACGGCATTGAAAACAGGTAGCATCCGCTGCCGTATAAAAAGAGAGAGAAACATGGCTGATAAAACTTCGCCTGAATATGCGATGTTGCCGGCGGGCACCATTGTGAAATACGGAGAGCCTGGCGCTGCCACGTCAGCGCTAAAACCGCTGATTAACTGTAAAGCGCTGGGTGCAATGGGGCAGACGGGGGGCTTTGTCGACTGCACCACGTTACTGGATAAGCAGAAACAGTCCATCAGCGATCTGCCTGACGGGCCTGAAAAGTCGCTGGGCTTCATTGATGATCCGGGCAATACCGATTTTGCCGCGCTGCTGAACGCAGCAGAGGCCCGCAAGACCATCCAGTTATACGTCGAATTACCCAACAAGCGAACAGCGACGATGCTCCTGGCGCTGTCCGGGTGGCAGATGAATGAAATCGCCGCTCCGGCGAATGAGGTCATCCAGATCACTGTTCAGGGTAAACAGAACAAGATCACCTGGGGAACCGTCGCTGTCTCCGGCGGTGCCTGATTAACTTAACCTTTAAACAGCCACCTTCGGGTGGCTTTTATTTTTAAGGACTACCTGTGAAAGATAAAGATTACCTGTCCACGCTGAAATCCGCGTTGCTTAAATCGGAGCCAACCGTCATTAAAACCGAGTTATTTGGCGCCACCGTATTCATCCGCCGCCTGACCGGGGATTACCTCATCAGTTACGAAGAGAAAATGGCTGAAACCGCAAAAGCTGGCGCAGCGCGCGAGGCATCGGAGCAAGTCATCCAGATCGTCATCGATGCACTGGTTCAGCCGGATGGAACGGCCATTCCGGATGAGTTTAAACCCACGGCAGCCGAGCTGCTGAAGGCCCATGAAAACCCCGAACTGCTGGCTGCAGTGGAAAAAGTGAAGCAACACGCAATCGGCAAGCTGGAGGAAGCGGAAAAAAACTGAGTGACTCGCCCTGGCTGGAGCTGATTTTCTGGCTGGCCGACCGCTGGGGCGAGCCTGACCCATCCAAAATTGCCGCATTGCCGGCAAACACTCTGTACCACTGGCGAGCCTACTTCCTGAAACAGGGCACTTTCCGCCGTCCTGGCGATGAAAACACGCCACCTACCGAAACCACACCTGCGCCATCCCGGGTCGATGATGAATGCGCGGCAGTCATGAGGGCATTAATGTAATGGCAGACGTCGCATCTTTAGCGGTCGGGCTGCACCTGAACGCAGCCAGTTTTAAATCCCAGCTGCTGGGAGCGTATGGCGATGCGGAGAACCAGTCACGACGGTTTAACCGTAATGCCCAGGCGGACGCGAAAAAGACGGAGGACGCCTATAAGAAGGTCGGTCTGTCGATATCCGGGATGGCCAGCCGGCTGGCGGGGCTGGCAGGAGCCGGCCTTTCCATCGGTACGATCGTCACCACGTCCAGACAATATGGACAGGCATTATCAGACCTGCAGGCCATCACCGGTGCGACTGCTGCTGAAATGAAAGCGCTGGATCTGGCTGCGCAGGAAATGGGACGCACGACAGAGTACAGCGCCAGCCAGGCCGCCGAGGCGCTAAAGCTGATGGCGTCGGCTAAACCGGAGCTTTTAAAAACGTCCGATGGACTGCAGAAGGCTACGAACAGCGCGCTTATCCTGGCGCAGGCCGCCGGCACAACGCTGCCCGATGCGACCAGAACGCTGGCGCTCTCCTTAAACCAGTACGGGGCGAGCGCGCAGGAGGCGGATCGTTATATCAACGTGCTGGCCGCCGGCGCGAAGTACGGGTCGTCGGAGATTGTTGATACGGCGGGGGGCGTTTAAAAAAGGGGGGGGCGGGGTTCTCCACC